TCATAGGGCTGCCCCATCCAGCGCCCACAGCCTGGCCGACTCGACGATCTCCAGCATGTCGACCAGGTCGTCGTCATCGACTTCCTGTCTCCGGTGAGCGGCATAGGCCATTTCACTGAGCACAGCCGCACGCCCATCAGGATCAGTTATCAGGGCCGTCTGGTCGTCCAGTTCCGCCACCCAGGCCCGAGGTAATCCCACCATCATTCTGCCCTGCACCACCAAGACTGCGCGTAGAGCACGCCGTCGACCTCCTCCAGCCCGTTGATGTTGATGCCGAGCTGGGCCATTCCGTTGACCTTGGCATCGTGCAGCCGCGGGATGATGTCCGGCCCTGGCGACGGGTTGAACACCCAGGCCTGGGTCGAAACCCGGCCCAGCGGCTCGCTGTGGTGATCGCCGATGTGGATGTCGGCCCGAATGGGTGTGATCTTGCCGAGCTGATTCGTAGGGATGGCCACGCCATTTACGCGGCGGCGAACGAGGAGGAAGTACATAGGGCACCAATACTGTATGGATAAACAGTATCGTATAGGCGGGATCGGTCGCGGGCAATTGCCGGTCAGCGGATCAGTGAAGAGGTGGCAAATCCTTGCCTCTCGCCTTGGCGATGACGCGAAGCTGGTAATCGGACACCACCTGGAACAGCGACTCAGCCAGTAGACGCAGGCGTTCGATCTCCTCCGCCGGCGCTCCGCGATCCTGAGCCTGGTGGTACTCCCGCAGTGCGTCGATAGCCTGCTGAATCAGCGGCTCGCCGGCCTCAACCATCCCTATGAAGGTGCGCTTGTCCAAAATGCGATGCCCTGTCCAGTTGATGAGCTGAGTATAGGACCGGTTGGGAGTATGTAGAACGGGGTCTGCTGGTGACTCTAAGGCATCAGGCTGATATTATCTGGCCACGCTAGCTTTCCACTCATAGGGACCAAGATAGCTAGAAGCCCCGGACGCCAGCATCCGGGGCTTCGTTTTTTCTGCGGGTAAGCTACGGATCCTTCATCCGGTCAACCACAGCCTCGCACGCCAGGCCGGCTATTCGGCTTCGCTCAAGCGCTGCTGCGCAGCTGCCCGCCATTCGGTCAGACTCTTCAAGCAATCCCCCGAGCACCACGACGGCAGAGGTTCTTGCCTGGCGCTGCTGGGTAGCGATGGTATTGCAGGTGGCTCGGTGGCCGGCGCGCAGTCGGTCGATTTCCCCGCGCAGCCCGCCAGCAGCAGACTCAGCAGCAGTAGCGCGGCCGGTGACCTCTTCCAGTTTCTTGCGTGCATGCTCACCCTCCTCGTCTGCCACCTTCTGGCGGCGTTGCTCCTCGGCGCGCGCTTGTGCTGCTGCTCGCCGGCTGTTCTCCGCGACCACCAGGCGGTAGTCGGCCAGTTCGGTACGAGCCTCGGCTGTCTCGCCCTGTGCAACCACCAGCCGGTACTGCTGCCCCCCAGCAACGACAACCAACGCGATCAGCCACCAGCACCAGGCCGGCACAGCGGCCTGCCAGTTCATGCCAGTGCCCGCCGCACACCCTCGTCGATCACTTCAGCCTTGTATGGGTTGCCGCCGTTCTCGTGGACGATGATGCCCACCACAGCCTCACGCAGCACCTGCGGCTTGGAGATGTCGATCGAATCGCGAACGCCTACGCCGAGGCGCTTGGCGATGGCCTGCGCATAGGCCAGGGTGTTGTTCTCGCTGGATGGGGCCCAGCGGCTGATGAACTCCAACGGGGTATCAATCCCGGGACGGCCAACGCCAGGCATTCCGTCCTTGCCCCGGTAGTTGAGCAGCAGCTTGCCCAAGGCGCGGATGCCATTCTCGGCCTGGTCAAACCGAGCGAAGCGCGGTCTGGCCACGCCAACCTCCACGCCGAGCTGACCTTGCCACGCATTGCGGGGGTTGAAGTCGATGTTGCCTGGATTGTTGTTGCGGACGCCTCGTGGTTGAGACATATTTTCTCCTTGTAGATCAAATTTTAGTTAGCCTGCTATATTTCCGAATTTGTCGCCAACATCATCAGAGGGGCTAACATGAGCATTAGGGAACACATAGAAAGTGCACTATTTCTTGCAGAAAGTTCACAACCTCTACCGGCATTCTCTTTATTGATGATTGCCATCGCCGGATCTGCAAGAAGAAGGCTTCCTGATCGAAACGCATACGGAGACAAGTCTGCATTCTGTAAATTTCTTGGCGGACTACTTCGGCAGGGTGGTTTTTTTCAGCAAGAATCAGATTACGATATAGGCGACTCTGGAATTTTCTTAACGCATAATGGCCGGAGCTACACTCTAGAAGCTTTAATATATGAACAATTCAGATGCGCGCTCCTACATGAAGGAGGCATCAATCCGGCCGTATTTGTAATGCCAGAGGGAGGGCTTGATAGAGCTCGAACGAGCTACAGCGTTAGCTACCCTAACGGGGTTCTAACGCTGGATTACGGATGGATCTACAAGCTCGCAGAGCTTCTATCGTCAAGCCCTGTTAACGGAGCTGAGTTCGGAAGACCCACCAAAATATTCACAATTAAAGTCGAGTCAGGACAAAATCAATTCATAGAGGAAGTAAGACACAGCTTTCCTAGAGAGCAAGAATTCTCAACACTGGCACGCAAAATAGCGAGACTATTAACGTCGCAAGCTATCGAATCTGCAAGTGACTTAGAGCTTAACCATGCATTCATCGAACTTGCACAGTCAGGAGCTCTTAACACAGCCATGCTGAACCTGATGAAAGATGATGGAGCGATGGACTCAAACGGCAATCTAACACCGGCAGGAGTAGGAATATTGAGAATAACCTGCCGGCATTACGAATCAGTTGATTTCGGATAGCGCTATTAGGCGATTCCGTATACAGACTTCAGAGCAACGACTAATTCGGAGAGCTGTTCCTTGCCAAGGTCACTGGAAAGCAGTGACCCATTGAATGTGTAGATGTCGCCGATTTTCGAATTGGCCAGGCCGCTGGATGGGTGATACCCGAGCTCGAGATACGACCCATCGACAATCACCGGTGAGCTGCTGCGCTGAAGGGTGGCGAAGGTTGCCGCCTGGTTGACGGCAAGCGACAGCAATTGCGAATCACTGAAGTCGATGACCACGATCGCCCACGCGCCAGCCGGGCGCGCTACTCGGACGACTGCCGTGTTCGTGATAACCGGTCCGGCTGCCATGAAAACATCGGTGTTCGGGGAGGCTGCGAGCGACCCGTAGTAGCGCAGCATTAGCGAGGTATAGTCGCCTGCAGGGTTGAATCCTGCCAGGATATTTACAGCACCACTGGCAGAAACGTCTGCTGATGCCAACGCTACAGCAGCCACAACGGTGTATGAGGTCGTCAGGCTGCCGCTTGGCAGAGCAAGTCCCGAGTTGGCTCCTGCGGCAAGCGCTTTCTTCCCGGAAACCTCAGTCAAACTCAGGTTTAATGGCGATGTCCCCTTGGGAACAAGGGGCTGGCCGGTTACTCGGCAGCGACCAGATACACCGCCACCGGATACCGCAGTCATTGCTCGGGCAGCGGCGGCGTGCTTCAGGGAAGAGATTTTAGCCGCCACGGTATCGGCAGCATTCATGTTGATGCGAGGCGCGTTCGCCGAAGCAGCTGCAGTTACGCCTGGTAGGACGATCAATTGGCCGGCCATGTGCTTTCCTTACCTTGGATTAAGGGGTTGTGATATTGATGCGCTGATGACATGCCCAGTTGTAGATAGGTTGGCCGTATGCATCTTTGTCTGGGCTGCTGTCTCGAAGGCATGAGCGTGGCCCTGTAGTTGGCCCTCCATTTGAATTTGGCAGACCAATGTCAGCGAGGCCGATGTATGCATTCGAGCCAGTAGGATCGGCGCTCAGGGTGATATCGATGGTGTTGGATCCGGCCATCGCAACACTCTGAATTGAAGCAACGCCATTACTATCGACGTATCTGAATCCAAGGCTTCCAGGGTCTGTCACGCTGACGGTATCGATTACCAGTGGTGCGACAGGGGTATAGAACTGCACCCTAACGACTCGACCAGTGCGTACCGCAGAAACCATATGGGTCGGCTTCCATGATGCTCCGTTGATGATGGCCTCAGCTGCCCTGGCATGCATTGAGCCGACCCGCACAGACGACATGGAAGGGAGATGAACGCCATCCTCTGGATTGGTAGGAACCCAGTACTTCGGCCCTGCACAGTAGAATCTCGAGGGGTAATCAAGCGCGGCCTGCAGCTGCTCCAGAGGCACGAAGCTTTCCGTCACGCCGGCGTATGCGCTCCAGTTGCTGATCTGGTCAAGCAGGATGGGAATTACACCACCTTGACCACTGACGGCCTTGATGTCGGTGTCATAGTCGGTCTGCAGTTGCAGCAAGGATGCGAGGTATACGCCCTGTGCAGAAGACCGATCTGCCTCTCCCTGGATCCAGTCAATAAACGGGACCTTGTAGCCCAGGCCGCGAGAAGTGCATTCCGCCTTTGCAGCCGTGACGGCGGTCATGCTGTTGGCATACCTACCTGTCGGGGAGCCCTTCGACAGCTGAGCGATGGTGTATCCCCCACGCCCGTGGCAGCTTGTCAGCAGGCCTGCGTTACTCGGCAGGCCGCGATTTCGATTCAGCTGTGCGGAAAGCTGAACCACTGGCGTTTCCTGCGTCTTGCCCACGAGCGGGATGAATGGCGCCACCATGTCGGAGGTGAGAGTTGCATCCTGGTTGGCGAGTCGGACCCCATCCTTGATCGTGAAAAGACGGTTCGCCGTGGGCGGCTGGGTGGTAATAAGCGGTGAGTTCGTGCCAACCGAGAGTGACTGACCGGAACTGATAATGTGCAGCAGAATGGTGACGAAGTCTGCTGTTGACCCTGCCGCAGGCGTGTCCACCGTGACACTGCCAACTGATCCGCTCCTTCGAACGTAGGAAAGCCGACCGCTGGATACGACGGGAGAGAAATTGTCTCCGCTCGATGTAACCTGGTACGGGGCATTTTCGACGATCACCCATATGTCCTGGGCGCCAATAGGCCCGTCAGCGAATGCGGTTACCTCACTGCCGCCGAGGCCGTATACCACGACCTCCCCGCTCCACTTGATGCCGAGCAGTACCACGCCGTTGGCATCAGCAACGCCCCATGCGTAGTCGCCGATCAGGTCGAGCCCTGGAAGCTGATCGAGAAGCGCATGCGCTGCGCCATTTGCCTTTACGCCAAGGATTGCCCGGTAATCTTTGTCGACGACAGCCCATGGCATTTCGTCCGCCAGCGACCGGGGCTGAGAAAGCCCGTAAGCGGCATCTGCCGTCTCGGAGGCCTTCCGGGTGGCGGCGCCATTAGGGTAGTTGTCGACATATACAGCCTCACCAGCAACGTTTCGATAGACATTCACATACAGGTCGCTTTCGCTCGATAGGACGCTGAAGTTGGTGCCATCGACTGTTCCGGTAAGTCCCTCCTCGACAGACGCATACGGCATAGCACCGCCAAGCAAAGTCGCCAGGTTGGTCATCACCATGGCGTTGGTTGGCCGCATCACGCCGCCACCAACATCCATCATCTTCACTTCGGGCGACAGCAATAGCTCATTTGTCGTCCCGACAATCCGGTCCAGCTCCTGAAGGGTCTGTTGGCCGCTCATCAAATCTTCCTCAATAAAAAACCCGCACTAGGCGGGCTTGGTAACTTCTGCGGCGTCATGCCGGCGGGAACTGGTCGTCGTAGGTGTAAACGCGGGCGTCGTAGGGCATGCCCTTCATCGCCGTATTTCCTTCTTTTCCTGGGTCTGAACTGGTGACCAGAACCGGGTAGGCCCAGCGCGAGGCCGGGCCGAACAGGATGTGCGGCGGCTCAAGCGGCCCATCCACCTCGGGCGTGAAGTCGAGCGCGTCGACCCGCACCGTGTACTGATCCACCTGCGTGGCAGTCCATGGCCCGGATAGCGTACCGTCCAGCTTGCGCACGCCAATCCGATGCTCGCCGCCGGCGCTGAAGTCCAGCGGCTCCGATGAGGTCAGCAGCGTTCCAGATCCGTTCACCTCGAAGGCCAGCAGGATTGCGCTCTGGCACCGCTTTGGCGCGTCATCTGCGACGGCCGCGAAACTCAAGTAGCCGCTGTTGCTGCCGTCCATCTCGGTTTCCCAGGTGTAGATGTCGGTCCTGAACTTCTGGTGTCCGCGCCGGCGCATGCCGACCCGCCAGGCTCTGGTCTTATCGCTGACACCCGGCATCTTGATCTTTTCGACCTTGGTTCCGAGATCTCCAGGCCAGCGGCATTCGACCGTTTCCCATGCCCAGGAGATGCGCGAGAAAAACTCCACATCCACGCCGTCGAAGTCGTTGATCGACGGCATCGCGCCGCTGATCTTCAGCATCTTGGTCATGTTCTGTGGTGAGTAGGTCTGTGTTTTCGGGCCGTAGGTCACGTCGAATGCGGCCCGGGCACTATCACGAACCGGGCGCAGTAGACCACGGAAGGTCACCAGCTCCCCGAACCCGCACGCCAGCGCGTTGTTGATCATGTCCTTGACGGTGATCGTCGACTCCAGCGTCTCGTCGTAGGTGTCACCCCGGGCTACGCAGATGTCGTGGAACGCCTGCCACTCCGGCAGATCCAGATCATCGTCCGTGTACCCGCGCTGCTTCAGCTGGTAGATGCACCAAGGCACGATGTCGCGGCTTGGCCCAGTACCACCCTCCATCAGCGGCAGGATACGAGTTGCCTCGACGCTGACCTGGCTCTCCGACTGCGCAGAAAGCCGGTCGCCGCCACGGATGTTGCAGGTGATGACCGTCAGGCCGGGGTAGCTGGTGGGTGAGTTCTGCATGCGCCCGCGCAGGTCCGTCCAGGTGGCGTCATCCCGCGCTTCATCGTTGATACGGCCTGGCCGGTCGACATACTGCTTGCGGACACGGGCCTCGGCTCGCATTGCGTATGGCAGCGTGATTCGCTCGGTGAAGCCTTGGGCATCAAGTGAGCCGCCCACGTTCATGTACTGGAGCTGCGTCCAGGCACCGGCCACGTCCATGTCGCGGTACTCGAACACGTAGTAGGTCGGGATCTCGTAAATCTGCCCTTCCCGGCCGATACCGGCCAGGCCGTTGGCGTAGGTGACAGTCCACTCCAGTTGGGTGACCTTCTCGTTTTCCGGGCAGCAGGCGAATGGCCCGCGGTAGCCGCCCTGCAGGTTCGAAGCGTCCAGCGTGATGAGGCCGTTCACGGTCTGCATGGCGTTGAAGCCGGTCCAGCCCGCGTCGGTCGACCCGGACGAGGTCAGGCGCTCGACCTCGAGCAAGCTCGTGCTGAAGGCCGTGATCCGGTACCGCAGCCCGCGCGGGCCGATGGTGGCCAGGCCCTGGCCCAGAGCAAGACCAACCACAGGGGAGCCACCGTCATAGTCCAGCGTCATTTCCGCTGGCTGCTCGGGTATTGCACTGGTAGTTGCCGTGCCGGTCACGCCGACGGGCGACGAGCCCAAGATGGTCGATGCGCCGGTGGCCGTGATGGCCTGGCCGGCGAACGGCGTCAGTTCAACGAACTGCACCATACCGCTGCTCTGCTGTGCCTGGAATGGCGTGCCGCTGAGCTGGGTATTCAGAGCAGACACCAGACCGGTGAGGTCGGTCGTTGCCGTGTTGAGCGTGATCGGATACGTGGACGCGCCGCGGACCAGGCTAAAGCTCAGCGGCGTAACGTCGAAGTCATACCGGCTAGGTGCGGCTGAGCCAGTGAGCGTAGAAGCGGTTCCCGGGTTGGCCGGCACTGCTGGGCTGTATGGTGTGTAGCTGTGCACGACGTACAAGCCAGCATTCGCCCCGGCCACCTCGATGAGCATCCCAGCAGTGGGGTTCAGCATTTCCAGCGGGCCACGAATGATGTCGCGGCCTGCGCCACCGTCGATCACCGTGTAGGTGTAAGGCGCAAGCACACGGACGATGATGCCGTTCGACCAGTCGGCCGGGAACTGGCCCGAGCCGGCCGGCACACTGATCGTATCGCCGACGAACTGGTACGCCGAAGCCGTGGCCGACCTGGTGAGGTCGGTGGCCATGGTCAGTTCCAGGCCGGCCGAGCCGCTGGAGCTTGCCCCTACCTCAGGAACGTTGAACCAGTTGATGTGGGCCGGGTCGCCCGACAGATCAGCGCCTGGCGGGTAAATCGTGAACGTTGCATCGGATCCGAGGGAGATCAGCGGGGTTTCGCCAACCTTGACCTTGGCCAGCGGTACCTCGTACTCGCCCTCGCCGATGTACAGCAGCATTTCCACGCGCTGGTCACGCGGCGCCACGTGCGCCCTGCGGGGCTGGGTCAGGTACGACGGATAGACCCGGTGATGCCCGGCGATCTGGCGCACTGGCTCTCCCAGCTTGACCTTGTTGCCCTTGGCGCTGGCCTCGGTCAGGGGGTCACCCTGCTGGGTGCCGGCGCTGGATGGCATGCCGGGCATCTTGGGCATGATCGACTTCAGCACCGCCTTGGCGCCCTTGAACAGCGCGAAGGTGATGGAAAACGGGTCGGTGCCCTTCGGCTCGCGGTAGATCTGCAGCAGGTCAGCAGGCTTGAATTTCACCTTGTGCCACAGGTGCTGTTCGATCAGTTCATCGTTGAGCACAACGCTGATTGGCGGGCTTTCCCGGCGCTGATACGACGGTGCCAGGGACTTCAACCAATCCTCGATCGACATACGGCGGTCGGTCTTCCAGGTGCCGAGCGGCGCCGTGTCACTCAGCTTGTTCGGGTAAAATTCGATCACGGTAATACACCACCTTCGGGTGAGCGGCTTCGAACTCGCCGGTCGTCCGGAGGCAGGCGCCGCCGGGGTTTGTGTCCAGCACCTTCAGTCGGCCCTCGCTTTCCACCACCACGCCGACGTGGAGGCACAGCGCGCCGCGGAACACGGCAGCAATGGCGCCGGGCTCCGGCTGGCATTCCTCCATTCCCTGGCGCAGGTCGTGATAGGCCTCGGTGTTGGCCCTGAGCTTGTTCTTGCCCACGGCGCCGAGGCTGGGCAGCAGCGGCAGACCGAACACCTCGTGGCGCACCGCGATGCACATCCCCCAGCAATCGAAGGCAATAGGCCCCCGTGCACCCTCGCGATACGGGGCGCGCATGAATTTCTCGATCATGGTTAGAGGTACTTCAGGCCAGGTGCCAAGGTGGTGGTCAGGATGGTGCGCAGACCATTGGTGTTGAGCAGGTCGAAGAAGCCGGCGGTGAGCTTGGCTACATCGTCCTCATACTCGCGACTGAGCAGCGTCATGCGGTACCGCTCTTGCGGGAATGTCAGGTCTTCCGCCAGGTAGCGCCGGAAGGTGATGATGAAGCGGTCATCGGCAGCCTTGGCTTCCTCAACGACCTCCTGCACCTCGCCCGTGACGTTGTCCAGGCCCAGCACCAGGTTCTGGAACGCACTGTTGTCGTTCTTGGGCAGGGCCAGGTCCATGGCCATCGCCAAGAAGGTAAGCGTGCGGCCATCCTCGGTGGTGCAAACCCGGTCTTCCCAGCCAGAGCAGTAGCAGTGCGAGACTGTGCCGCCCTCCTTCCGCGCCTCGATCGTATCCACCAGCTCCCCGCGCCCCGAGGCGTAGCACTCTTCTATCAGGCTCATCCGAAGTAATCCGTATGCCATTTCTCAAGGATGGATTGCAGGCCGGCGTTGAACTGGTCGAGCGGCATGCCCAGGTAGGCGCCGAGGTACTGGTCCTCGGTGTAGACCGGCCGTTTCTTGAACTCCAAGCGAGCAGAGAACCGCCATCGTTTGATTTGAGCCAGTTCCCCGCCGGTGGGGATGCCCTTGAAATGGACCAAGTGCACCTGCATGCCCAGCGGGGTCTGAAGCGGCATCTCGAACCACTCGACGCCAAGGTTCAGAGCCCAGGTATACCAACCCTCGAACAGCGCAGCCTCTTCCTGGCTGAAGTTGAATGTGAACTGAGCGGAGGTCGGGGGATTGCTGGTTACCCGTCGATACCGCGACCGGCCGGTGACCATCGGCGTGGCCCGCATCGGATCAACCGTGCTCAGGCCATACCCCTCCTGCAGAGGAAGTGGCAATTCTGCCGGGTATTGAATCAT